GCAGGATGCGGTAGTTGATCGGCCCCTTAGCGTCGGTGTCGTGCTTGAACTCGATCGCCTTGTTGCCGGACTCACCCCGGGCCCACTTGCGGACTTCGTCCTGCGCGGCACTTCCGGTGGCACTGCCGTCCCGGACCTGCGGCTTGTCAGCGAGGGAGTTGTAGGTGTCGTCCGCTTCCTTGGCGCGCTTCTCGGTGTCGAGGACGGCCTTGATGCGGGTGTCCAGCGTGGACATCTCTTCCTGCATCGCGTCCCAGCGACCCTGCTCGTCCGGGGTAAAGCTGCGGTTCTCTGACGCTGCATCTTCAGCGATCTTCTTCGCGTCATTCCAGACGTTGAGCCTGCGGTCGCGAAGCCGCTTTGCAACTTCCGATGCCATTTTCGAATTTCCTCTCTGATTGGCATCTTCTGCACCGGCTTCGTCCGTACGCTTACGCAGCTACGACCTCGGCAGTATTTCCTTGTGCTCCCAGGATATACCCAGGACGTTCGAATTACCCCTCGTCGATGTAGGGGTCGTCCATGTTGGCCTGCAGCGCGAGCATCGCCTGCGCGCCGGACAGGACCGGCTTGGGCGGGGCCTTGGTCACCTGGCGCGGGCCGAGGTTATCAGTGCGCTTGAAGAACTCCATCGCGCGCCCCTCGGTCAGCCGGGACCGGACCTCCTCCGGCTCGCCCTGCACCCACATCGCCAGCGACTCCACCGCCCCGTTGATCGCCCGCGCGGCGGCGGTCGAGTCGGGGTAAGCCGGGTCGAGCACCGGGGCCACGTCGACCAGCTGAACCGAGAGCAGGGTGCGCATCGGGTAGTTGAACTCAGACACGCCCCACTCGTCGCCGCCGGGGAACACCCGGAACGCGAAGCTGGAGTGGCGCACGTCGCCACGGTCCACGTACTCCAGGATGTCCGCGCGCGACTGCGGCGGGATCACGTTGTAGGCCAGGCCGGTATCGTCGATCTTCAGGTCGAGGGTGTGCGCGTGCGTAGTGCCGAGCAGCAGGTCGTCCTTGTGGTTGAACCGGCAGACCACGTCCGGCCAGTTGTCCCGCCGGGACTCGTTGAACGCGGTGCCGTTCACCTGCTCGACGAAGCCGCCCAGCTTGCGGCTCAGCTTGTCGAAGCAGGCCGCGTAACCGAAGATGTGCTTCGGGCCGCCGTTAGGCTCGGTGCGCACCTCCAGCGGGAACCGGGTAAACCGGCGCTCCGGGAAGGCCCCGCCCGCTTCCGCTTCCGGGCCGAACGCGGAGCGCTGCGAGCCGGACACCTTGACACCGAACTTGCGCGCCGCGGTCAGGATCTTCGGCATCGCCTGCTTGCCGAACGGCGACTGCGGGGCACGGGACAGCGCATTGCGCACGTGCGCCTCGTCGTGCACCGGGAAGTGCCGCTTGGACCGCGGCGACGTCCGGCCGCTCGGGTCCTTCACCCCGCCAGGCTCGATCCAGGCGAAACTAGAGTCGGGCAGGTCATTAGCCGCCGACGCGGAGAGATCAGCCATTTGATGTTCCTTTCGCCGGCATCAGTGGTGCCTGCCGTTTCCATTGCCGCCAGCCGCGGTCAGCCGGGCCAGTTCTTGCTCGGACGGAATCCACGGTCCGACGAAGACCGGTTTCCCGTCCTCGGTGTCACGCTGCCGCCTGCGCTCCATCGCCAGCTCACGCAGCACTGCGAGCACGTCGTCCATGTCGGCGCCGTCCAGGCCGGACCGGACCGAGCCAACCTGGCCCGAGATGAACTCGTCGGGGTTGGGCACCTGGGGGCCTGGGTCCGGCTTGGTCAGGCCCTCCGCCTTCAGCTTCTCCAGCCGGTCGGTGATCAGGTCCACTTCCAGCGTGATGTTCTTGAGCATGGAGTTGGGGATAGCGCGAATCGACCGGGACATCGCCACCATGACTTCGAGCGGGATCTTCTCATCCCCGGCCCCGCCCGAGTACGGCGGACGGTCCTCTTCGTCCCGGATCTCGTCAATGGACAGCAGGCCCATCGCGCGCTGCGCGGACTGAATCTCCACCCGCGTCTTCAGGTCGGTCTTGAGCAGCGCATCGGCATTGAACCGGACGTAGCGGTTCTGCGGGAGGATGCCGAAGAAGGCCGTCTCCAGCCGGACCATCCACGGGCGCAGCGCCTCGATCACCTGGAGAGTTGACTGTTCAACTGTATTGTAGGTCAAAGAATCCCCACGAGCCCCACCAACACGATCGGGTGGCAACCCGTATACAGCAGCAAGCTGAGTAGCGTTCATTCTCATCGTCTCGATGAACTGGGCCTCGGCCGGCGGCACGACTACCGGCTTGTAGTCCCAGTCGCGCCCGTAGACCAAAGGCTGCCTGCCGCGGATCGACGCGGTCAGTGACTCGCGGATCTCAGCGGCAGCGGTGGCATCGATCTCGATCTCGTTGTTCTGGAACGTCCCGGGCGGGAAGCCGCCGGCCGCGAACCAGTCGGTGCCGTACTTCTCCGCTTCCAGCCCCGACATGACCGTCATCGCGAAGGCACGCAGCGGGGAGATGCCCTCGGTGCGGCCGGGCAGGGTGAAGGCCCGGATGTGGATCATGTCATCGCGCCAGTTATCCATCTGGCGGCCGTGCAGGTAAACCCGGGTGCGCAGCGGGTTCCACGGCTGCTGCGGGTCGTCCTCCACCTGCACCATGTCCGGCGGTACCCAGTCGATGCCGGTCGGGTAGCCGTAGCCGTCTCGCCCGGTAACCAGGCCCCAGGCGTTCCCGTGCAGGATCAGCGCGGTCATGCACTGGTAAAGCCAGTCGTACAGGTTAGCGCTAGCGCTCGGCTGGTCGAAGATGGACGGCCCGGTATAGCGGATAGCCGGGCCGTTCCCGGGGGCGCGCATGTAGATCTTCAGCGGGAGCGACGCGATCGACTCGGCCAGCAGCCGGGCGCAAGAATACAGTGCGGGCAGGCCGAGGGCCTTGTCGACGCCGTAAAAGGCGCGCGTCGGGTGAACCGGGCCGCCCTGCGAGAAGCGCCAGTAAGGTGAGTCCCAGGGTCGCCAGGGGACGCCGCCGATGACACGCTGCTCAACGTGGCGGTCCGCCTGAATGCGTTCGAGAAAACCCACCGGAATGCCGGAAGCCCTCCGCTTAGAAACGGAAGCCCGGCTCCTGCGCTGGCCGCGGGCAGTACTTACTAACGCTCAGACTACGCGCATCGAGCGGATTTCGCACATAACAGCGGAAAAGTTAATACTGCAGCAGACTGAATAGGACTTAGCGCGGCGGCTGCCCCGGCGGGGGAGTGTACCCGTAGCCGTCCCGCCAGCCCCGGCGAACCGAGACCGCGACGACGACCAGGCCCAGGCAGGCTTTACCGGCCAGCCAGCCAACGCCCCAGAAGAGGCCCAGGAACAAGGTGAGCAAGACACGAGACAGCCGCACCTGGCGAGCCTCCGTCAGCACCTGGTCAGCTCTCGTCGCGGATATAACAGTCATGCGCCTACTGTAACGCGTCGTCCGGTGCTTCGGCGAAGGTGATGGAAACCTCCTGGCCAAGCCGCTCGGTAAACCAGCTGGCGGCGGACGGGTTCTTGATTGTCATCGTGAGCTGGCCGCTAGGCGTCGCGGCAGCCCAGGACTTGTTGTGCTCGCCCCGGCTAACCGCCTGGAGGGTGACCTGGACCGATGACGTGTCATAGGCGAAACGGGAAAGGCCGCTGACGTAGAAGCGAGCCTGGACAGCAGGCATAGCGAACTCCTCGTTGACGAAAGGCGGATCGATGGATCGCTAAACGACCTGCGAAGGGCCTCTTGAGCCAGTCCGAGTCTCCACCAGCATAACTCTTCTGAGGGTGGCGTGTCGGTGCGGGAGGGTCAGGGTCGGGATGGGCCAGCCAAGGAAGTCGATATGGACAGGGCAGGAGTGGAATGGTAAGTCGACTGGGGATGGCCAGGGGTGAAGGGGGCTGGTACGTCGGCACGGAAAGGGTCGGGGCGGCTGGGAGTGGCCAGTCGGCAAGGGCAGGTGAGAACTGGGAGGGATTGTCGGCCCGGCTAGGGGTGGAGCGGACCGAAGAGGTGCGGAACGGACTGGATTGTCGGCATGGGACGGCCAGGGGTGGAAAGGCTTGGAACGTCGGCGCGGGGTGGTCCGAGTGGAGGTGGTCAGGAACGGCCCGTCGGCAGGGGCAGGCTTGGAGCGGTGCGATGTGGACTGTCGTCAGGGGGGCGGTAAGGCTAGGTCTGGCACGGACCGTCGGCGTGGACGGGACAGGGATGGGTG